GCGATAAGATTAAGAGATGCTTGGATACAACACCCTGACCACACTATACTCAAAGCTCTTGTGGCCGAGCGAGCTATATTCTTTGTTTTATTGCCTATGTTTCGTTTTCTTGGTGATGCAGCTCTTAGAACAGTATCAGCTGATATTTCCAGAGATGAACAGATTCACGTGGCGACTAATAGCTTGGTTTGTGCCGAGCTTGGTCTTCGTCCTAGTGCTAGCTTGGATAAGCTTCGGAAGGCAACTATATCTTGGGTACTACAACCCCTAAAAACTTCACCGGACAAACACCTAGACAAAACATTCTGGCTGGATGCGAGCGACCGGCTGATGTATGAAGGCAAAGCACCACAGTTTGCCGACACAAAAGCAGCTCGCATGCCAGCGTTCTTTGAACATGCAAACACCAACCTCCCTCAATACGCTTAGTTTCCATTCTGAGAAACTTGAGAAGCTTGTCGAGGATTTGGAATCCAAGTTCGCTTGGTATCCTGTCCACCCCAAGGAGGATATAGCCTCCATTATGTATCGCTCCGGACAATGGGAAGTGGTACAATATATAAAATCAATTTTAAACGAATAACATGTGTATATTCAGATCAAGCCCACCAGCACCTGTATCAACACCAGCACCTATACAACCTAGACAGCCTGACTTAATATCAGCCTCTAGACTTCCAAGAAAGAAAGAGTTGTTAGATCCTGATGATATTGCAGATGTTGAGTATGGAGCACAAGAGGGTGCTAAAAAAGGCACTATGGATGACACCAGAGGAGCAGCCAAAAGAGTTGGTACAGATGCTCTCAAGATTAATCTCAACACCGGTAATGAAGGTGGTGGAACTGGAGGATTAAATGTATAAGGCAAGGGAAAGATACTCAATGCTATCGTCAGGCAGAACACAGTTTCTGGACATGGCAGTTGAGTGCTCTGAACTTACCTTACCATATCTTGTCACTAGAGATGACAACTCTACAGGCAAGCGACAGCTCTTGCAACCCTATCAATCAGTCGGAGCCAAAGCAGTGGTGACACTTGCAGCAAAACTAATGCTAGCAATACTACCACCACAGACAGCTTTCTTCAAACTGCAAGTTAGGGATGACAAGCTAGGCGAAACGCTTGACCCTATGATGCGTAGTGAGCTAGACCTATCATTCTCAAAGATAGAGAGATTGATTATGGATTACATAGCTGCATCAAGCGATCGAGTTGTAGTTCACCAAGCCTTGAAACACCTTATCGTATCTGGCAATGCCCTTATATTTATGGCTAAAGATGGATTGAAACACTATCCTCTCAATAGATACGTTGTAGAAAGAGATGGCAACGGTAACGTTATAGAGATCGTTACAAAAGAATTAGTTAGTAGAAAAGTATTGGGCATATCACCCCCTCCTACTGACAGCCCGAATGGCGAATACGGTGATACAGAAGACGACGCTGAGGTATACACCTGTGTTAAGATGGATGAAAGCAGCGGTAACTGGAAGTGGCATCAAGAAGTGGACGACATGATCCTCGATGGTAGCCAAAGCACAGCACCGAAGAAAGCTTCACCATGGTTAGTGCTTCGATTCAATACAGTAGATGGAGAGGACTACGGACGTGGTAGAGTAGAAGAGTTCATTGGGGATCTAAGGAGTCTCGATGGATTATCTCAGGCTCTAGTAGAGGGAGCAAGTGTTGCAAGTAAAGTTATCTTTCTTGTCTCACCATCAGCTACAACCAAGCCGGGCACTCTTGCCAAAGCTGGTAACGGAGCTATCATACAGGGTAGAAAAAAGAATACTCGAAGCTTTCTTGGTTATGAACATCAGGAACGCAGAAAGAGTTACAGCTGAAGAGGTACGCCTCACACAGCTAGAGCTAGAACAATCGCTTGGCGGTCTGTTCAGCTTGTTAACGGTAGAGTTCTTAGTACCCTACCTCAATAGAACTCTGTTAATACTACAGAGATCAAACCAGATACCCAGACTACCAAAAGATGTCGTAAGGCCAAAGATAGTTGCTGGTATCAACAGTCTAGGTAGAGGTCAAGATAACGAAGCCTTGACTAGATTTATACAGACAGTTGCTACGGTTCTCGGGCCAGAAGCGTTGATGAAATACATAGATCCAAGCGAAGCTATCAAGAGATTAGCAGCTGCACAGGGTATAGATGTTCTCAACTTAGTACGCACAGCAGAGCAGCTAGCACAGCAGAAAGAAGTTCAACAGGCTGATATGGCTAACAAGTCACTTGTCGATCAAGCTGGGCAACTTGCTGGCACACCTCTCATGGATCCACAAAAAAACCCAGAGCTAGCCGATCAAGCATCAGCAGTCTTGATGAACCTACAACAACCACCACAATAATATGGCAGAAACATTATCATACCAAGAACCTCAGAATGTAACTACCGTAGACAATCTAACGCCAGAAGAGCAAGACTCTCTGGCTGTTGGTGAGTCCATATCTCAACAAGAAGAGCAGATATATGCTGGTAAGTATAAGAGTGCTCAAGAGTTAGAGAAAGCTTACATAGAGTTACAAGCTAAACTTGGTGAAAAGTCAGAAGAAAAGACAGAGACAGCTAGTGCAGAGGAGCAACCCGAGGATACACCTAAGATGTCCGAGGGTGCTACGCTCATCACTGATGCTAGCAAGGAGTACTACGATAACGGTAACAAGTTATCACCAGAAACTATGGCTAAGTTCTCTTCTATGTCAAGCCAAGATTTACTCAAGGCTTATATGGAGGTATCACAGAGTCCTGAGTTTCAAGCACAGCAAGATCAACCACCAGCTGACATATCTCAATCAGATATTAACCAGATTAAGAACTCAGCAGGCGGCGATCAAGCATACGCTAACATAATAAATTGGGCTAAGTCTAACTTACCACAAGAAAAGATTACTGCATTTGATGAAGTTGTAAACACAGGCAGTGTACAGGCTATACAGCTGGCAGTGTCTGGACTTAAATCAGAATATGACAATGCAAATGGAGTAGAAGGTAGAATGGTAACAGGAAAGACAGCCCCAAACAACAGCGGTGACGTTTTCCGCAGTCAGCAAGAGCTAGTCGCAGCGATGAATGATCCTCGTTATGACAGAGATCCAGCTTACAGACAAGACGTAATACAAAAACTAGACAGATCAGACTTGGAGTTTTAACTATGCCAATGGGAAAAGGTACTTATGGTTCACAAAAAGGTAGACCAAAGAAAATGACAGCAGCAGAAAAGAAAAAGATGCTTGCTCAACTTAAGAAGAAGAAAGGCAAAAAGTAATGGCTAAGAAAAAGAAGCCAACCTCTGACCCACGTTCACCTTATGATGTGTTCAAGCCAGAGAAAAAGGAATACTATAGACAGCTCCCAATACCGGGGCTGATCTATCCTTTAGCAAAAAACAACAAGAAGAAGAGAGATGTCTTCAAAGAAAATAACGGAAACCCAGTATAACAATGACACACCACAACCACGAAAATCAGAAATGGCATCCAGCAGAGGAGCTTAACGGAAGACTAGCTATGATAGGTATAGTTGCAGCTCTCCTCAACTACGCTTGGACAGGGCAAATTATACCCGGTATTTGGTAATGCCTAAGCCAGCTGGTAAGAAGAAGTATTCTGCCGGTCAAATGAGGATCGCCAGAGTAGCACCACCCCGAGATAAGATCACAGGAGCTGACTTCAAGAAACTTAGAAATGGCAAAAAGAAAACGAAAGGGAGTAAGCCTGTCTCTCGGAAGAGGTGAGAAGAGTCGCAAAGGCGGCCTGACAGCTAAAGGTAGAGCCAAGTACAATCGTGCCACTGGCTCTAAGGCACTTGCCCTACGTAGATGGAAATGCTAATGGTAAAAAAGATTAACAAAAAAACTAAAAAATTAGGAAAGAAGACAGGTGATTACAAACCTTTAGATCACGTACCAAGTGAACTCTTCTTACCACCCGGTAATCCTATAAATAAAAAGAAGGCGAAGAAGATAGATTTCTTCACAAAAGACAATACTTATCCTGTATAATGGCACACAAAAAAGGTAAAAAGTGTGGCTGTAGCCATGGAGGTAAAAAACGCTAATGGGTAAATTATGTCCACGTGGTAAAGCAGCTGCCAAAAGAAAGTTTAAAGTATACCCTTCCGCATACGCTAACGCTTACGCTGTAAAGGTATGTAAGGGTCAGGTCAAATCAGGTGGTGTAAAAAGAACAGCACCCGGCTACACTAAAAAGAAAAGAAGATGAGCTTAAAAAGATGGTTCGCCGAGAAGTGGGTCGACACCAAAACTGGTAAGCCCTGCGGCAGACAGAAAGGTGAGAAGCGTAAAGGCTACCCTGCTTGTAGACCATCTAGACGTGTATCATCTAAGACACCTAAGACTACAGGTGAGATGTCTAAGGGCGAGAAAGCTCGTTTCAATCGGACTAAAACAAGTAGCAAACGAATAGGCTATAATCATAGCAGACGGAAGAAAACCGTCCGTTCATCCCGAAAGAAAAAGTAGGGACGCATGACACCCAAGCATGGAACGGGGCTTGGATATATGAGAGATACAATGACTGTAACTTACGTATATCGTGGCATCAAGTACACAAGAGTAATCGGTTAATAGGCCGTACAGGGAGGTTCAAGTCCTCCCATCTCTATTGGATAGAGCCTGCTAAGGCAGATACCTCAATCCGTCTAGACGGTGGGATAGACCACAAAAAAAATGGCCAAAAAATTTTCAGATCTGAAGAACGTACAAACTATACATTCTTATTAGAAATGGCATACCCCGGATCTTTCGATCATCAATCTAACGTTAACCCTACACAACTTACAAGACAGGGTGCGTTAAACGGCGGTTCCGATCCTAGAGCCCTTTATCTTAAACTCTTCTCAGGAGAGATGTTTAAAGGCTTCCAGAG